AAAAACTTTCGTCAATTACGCTGACTTGTACTCCTGGTGAAACTAATGCCATTTGCTTATCTCCTACTTAAAGTATTTTAAACTTTATTATTGTTTGTATTTATGACGTTGTGCCGAAATGCACCAAATTAAAAGGTATAAAAAAGGGGTAGGAAAGGGCAGGTAAATACGTACATATGAGACCATTATGTACAAAATGTAGTCAAAGACCAGCCGCAGTAAATTACAAAAAGGCAGGCAAAACCTATTATAGAAAGAAGTGCGAGTTGTGTTTAAGATATGGAGGGCCAAGCGGATATATGCCTAAATGGCACGTGGCTGGCTATCGTATTAACAAAAAATGTGATAAATGTGGTCACAAAAGCAACTATGAATCACACTTTAACGTGTTTCATATAGATGGTAATTTAGATAATTGTAGGTTTAATAATTTAAAGACTGTGTGTGCTAATTGCCAAAGATCTTTGCACCTTGAAGGAATCCGTTGGAAACAAGGTGATCTTGTACCTGATTTTTAAGACTGTTTATTGTTGAATTATTTTCAAATACAGCATTAAAATTTGTATTTGCCCATGCCCATTCTGATGCGTGTACATCCTTTGGTTTTTGACCAATGTCCTGGTACATTCTAAACCACATAGGCAGTTGTCCACGTTTTACCCACCACACTTCACCACCTAGTTCTTGAATCATATTTGCTTCATTTTCAAATCTTACATCAGGAATTACCCAATTTATCTGTGGATTATCTTTAAGTTTCTTTTTAACTAAACTTACCCATATGCCATCATAAAATCCATCTCTCATGCACTCTGTACCAAACTTTTGTAATACAAGTCTTGGAGTTACTTCATGTTTCAATTCCATACTCCAGAAAGGATCCATTTGTTCACGCCATTTTCTACTTTGTTCTGTTTTGCCATCTAATAAGTCTCTGCTCCAATCGAACATTGTAGCAACACTGTCTTTAAGTTTGTCTGCAAAAGATAATTTTACAAATGAATGATCATTAACTAAATGATCTGCTATTGTGTCTTTGCCTGAACCTATCAAGCCACATATTCCTATAATCATAATTCTAACTGTTTTGTTCCAGATCCAATTTTGCCCACAGGAAAACTATTAAAAGCCAAACTGATTCGTGCCACGTCAGCCGGTTGAGGATATACTGTGTGTTCCAACCACGATGGAAACATCAATACTTCTCCTGGCTTAGGCATAATACCATAGTAGTCTGTGTTGTATTCGTTTTTATTGTTTTCTTCATACGTAAGTTGAACGTTTTGATGTGCAATATTTGTGTACAAATAAGGTTTCTCAAATATTATAGGTGCACAATCTGGTGTTGTTTCTATGTAGTACACACCACTTATCACACTGTTAGGATGTGAATGCTTATATATTTGTTCGCCTTTATTGTTCCTATTAATCCAACTTGTTGTAATTCTAAATTCTTCTTTTATGCCCAGCACATCTTTTGTAAAATGTTTTAAACTTTTTTGTATATTTGCTTTCAGTGATTTTAGTTGTGGAGTATCCAACAAATGCATACCTCTATTTTCAGGTGGCAAGTGGTCATCGGAATGGTCTGTACCAACACTTTGTGGTGGGAAATCTAACTCTCTTATCCATGTTTTTTGGAGTACATCCAATTCACCTATTGGTGCTTTGTATAAAGGCACGGAGAATAATGGAATCATTTGATGTTGCATATCATACGATAATACAACAAAAATACTAATATGTCAATATGGAATTAGCCAATTAAGAATGAATAACCTTGACCACCAGCAGTTTGAGTTTTGACTTCTTGTTCTAGTCTGTCCATTTCTGCCTGTGCTTCTTGTTTTAAAGTGTCACCATTTAATGAAGTACCACCCTGTGGTCCTGCTATTGTGTTGAATTTGCTTCTGGCTTCACCAAGCATGAATTTACATTTTGCCAAAGTGTAGTCTTTAATCCATTTTTTTGCCAAATAATCTTTGAATAATTCTGAATCTGGTCTGTGCATATACACCATCATCAACACTTTTTCGTTTGCTCTTGGTCTTTGTAGGATAGTTAATTTTTTCGTTGTTGTGTTCCATTTAAATTCAATGAATGAACCAAACATACGTCCTACTAGTTCTTGGTATTGTGAAAATAGATTGTATGTTGCTACACCGCCCATATTAGAACTGGCTAAAAGGTATGTGTTTGTATATGCTAAATTGAATGGTTCAAAGATTGTACCACCTTCTCCACCACCCGATCTTGACCCAATGGATCTTCTGAATATTTGACGCACTTCTATTATTTCATTAGCAAGAGTGTAGTCATTTACATCTTGCTCTAACGGCAAAAATATGTAACTTTCTTCAACTGAATTGTCTGCTCTCTGTCTAAATCTGTCTAGTGAGTCCTGTAATGCTGTTTCGTAGTGTGAAGGATCCAGTTCTACATCTACCATTCCGCCACCTAGCGAATTGAATACGTAGTCGAATACCTCTTGTTTTTCTGTGGTTAAATTGCTCATTTATAATATCCTTACTGATATTTATCAGTAGTGACCATCCGATAAATATAACAGTATGCCTAGATTAAGTCTATATAAACCCGAAAAAGGTCATGATTACACGTTTTTAGATAAAACAGTAGCAGAAATGTTCACTGTTGGCGGTACTGATGTCTTTGTACACAAATACCTAGGACCTAAGAATCCAAGTGAGGACGATGCCACAGCCGCTGAACCTAGATACAATGCTGTAAAAGAAACCAACATTCAGGATATGTTGTTCCTAGAAAACAGGGACAGAAAGTATGATCCTGATGTGTACAAACTTCGTGGAATTTATAATGTGTCAGACATAGACTTTGATATGAGTCAATTTGGACTTTTCCTAGCCAATGACACACTGTTTATGACTATACCTATCACTTCAAGTGTTAAAACTCTTGGCAGAAAAATAATGCCAGGTGATGTATTTGAATTACCACATTTAAAAGATGAATATGCGTTGAATGATTTTCAGGTTGCACTTAAACGATTTTATGTTGTAGAAGATATCAACAGAGCGGCAGAAGGTTTTTCACCTACTTGGTATCCACATCTTTACAGAGTAAAATTAAAACAAATTTACGACTCACAAGAATTTAAAGACATACTTGATTTGCCTACAGAAGAAGGTTCTTCACAAAAATTACGTGATGTACTTTCTACATATGAACAAGAAATGCAAATTAATAATGCAGTTGTACAACAAGCAGAAGCAGATTCAGGCAAGTCAGGATATGATATTGCACATTTTTACACTCTACAAGTTGATGATAAAGGCAAACCTGAACTTGTTACGACAGATACAACACAATTAGATACAACTACACAAAATACACTAGCAGATAGAGTAAATCAAACACCTAGTAAAACTGGTTATGATGGTTACTTGTTAGGTGACGGACTTGCACCTAATGGAGAAGTATTTGGATTTGGAATAAGTTTCCCAACTGCTTCAGACAAAGGCGATTATTTTTTACGTACTGACTTCTTACCAAATAGATTGTTTAGATATGATGGTGGACGTTGGGTGAAAATGGAAGATAATATACGTCATACATTGTCACAAACAGATACAAGAGCAAATCAAAAAGGAACGTTTATCAATAATACAAAAACTAGAAATGTTGGTGGCGAAACTGTTAAAGAAAGACAAAGTTTATCAAAAGCATTAAGACCTAAGGCGGATGGATAATGAAATTAAAAGAGTTATTTGGCATAGTCGGTATACCAATGGATCATACAGCAGGACCGCAAGGACTTAAAAAGGTAACTAAAAATTATATGGGGAAAGTAAGAACGTATTACGCACCTAAAAGTAAAAAATTTAACGAAAAGAATAAAGAGAAAAAATAATGCAACATTTTTACGATGGACAAATTAGAAGATATATTACACAATTAATTCGTCTATTAAGCAATTTTTCATACAAAGATGGAGATGGCGCATTAAGACAAGTGCCTGTCATGTACGGAAACATCACAAGACAAGTTGCTCACATAATTAGAGATAATTCTGAAAATAAATTACCTTCTGTTCCAAGAATGGCGGCATACGTTACTAACTTAGAAATGGACAGAACACGAATTGCAGATGCAAGTTTTGTAAGTAAAATACACATTAGAGAACGTGCTTATGACAGCAATAATAAAGAGTATCTAAACACCCAAGGAAAAAACGTGACTGTGGAACGTTTGATGCCTACACCTTACACACTAACAATGACTGTTGATATGTGGACAAGTAACACAGAACAAAAATTACAAATTATGGAACAAATCATGATGTTGTTTAACCCTAGTTTAGAAATACAAACTACTGACAACTATGTGGACTGGACAAGTTTAAGTGTGGTTGAATTAACAAATATATCATTTGCTTCTAATACAATTCCAACAGGTACAGAAACAGAAATAGATGTCGCATCAATGACTTTTCAAATGCCTATATACATTAGTCCACCTACAAAAGTTAAAAAGTTAGGAGTGATTACTCATATCATTACAAGTATATTCAATGAAAGAACAGGAAACATAGATTTAAGTCAAACAATGCCTGAACTTATGGCATATCAAGATGATTACGAAAAAAGTATTAAAGCAGACATTAGAGCAAGTGCAGACGGTTCGATTGATTCAAGTGTTGCAACAAGGAAAGATACAAGTTCTGTGCAAGGAACAACAGGCACACAATTTGATGTGTATGTGTTAAACAGTGTTGTACAAATTATAGACAAAGGTGTTATTGGCGGAATAGTATGGGACGGATATTTAGATGTAATTCCAAATTTCAAAACAGGATTAAGTCAAATATCTCTACATAGAGAAGGAATAGATGTGCCGGTGATTGGTACAGTTGCAGTTAATGAAACAAATCCTTTTCAACTTCTAGTGACTTGGGACGAAGACACTATTCCAACTGACACAGTAATTGTTGGTCCTGTGGATACAAGAGGTTCAGTAGACTTTATAGTTGATCCAACAACATACAATCCATCAAGTGTAAAACAAAATGGAAAAAGATTATTGTTATTAAAAGATATAGGCAGTGCTTCAAATGTTGATGGTGCAGATGCCTGGAAAGGTGACAGTAATATTGATTTGGTAGCGGGTGCTAATGACATTGTTGAATGGAATGGTACTAATTGGGAAATTATTTTTGATTCAAGTGCAAATCCTGATCCAGGCGATAGCACATTTATACCTTCATACGTTACCAATTTAAAAACGGGTGTGCAATACAAATGGAATGGTAGTGAATGGTTGTTATCATTCGAAGGTGAATATCGAAAAGGCACTTGGAAGATCTCCTAGTCACATAATTAATTACATGAGCAGTAAAATAACCGGGTGTGGAGCACTCTTCTACACTTTAGACACACAACGTTTCTTGTTGTTACACAGAACACAAAGTAAACAAAATCAAGTTTGGGGCCTAGTTGGTGGCACAACTACCAATGAAAATTTATGGGAAGGACTCCAAAGAGAAATAAAAGAAGAAATTGGTGAACAAAAAATTATTAAAAGAATACCAATGGAAACTTTTATTAGTAATGATGAAAACTTTTTGTATCACACATATATTTGTGTTGTGCAAAGTGAATTTATTCCAAAATTAAACACAGAACACGATGGCTATGCTTGGGTAAGTTTTGGTCATTGGCCCAAACCTTTGCATCAAGGATTACGCAAAACTATCCAAAATAAAATGAATCAATTAAAATTGGATACAGTGTTCAAAATGTTAAAATTAATGCAATGATTAAAATAATTGGTGATGTAATGCTAGACTCCTGGATTGAAGGAGACTGCGATAGAGTCAGTCCTGAAGCACCCGTCATTGTACTCAAAGAAAAGACTAAAGACTTCAACGTTGGAGGGGCAGGAAACCTCGCTTTAAACCTGTCAAACTTGGGCACAGACACGTGGCTATATGGTGCCGTGGGCAAAGACATTGCCGGGCACAAAATTATTGAAATTTTACTGCAAAATAACATATCGTCACGTGTTTGCCAAGATGCAGAAATGACCACTACTAAAACAAGAATGGTAGGACAAAATGGTCAACATCTATTAAGAGTAGATAAAGAATTATCGTATACCAAAACCACAGTTGAAGATGAATTATTGAAAGACCTTACAGACACTGACACAGTGATAATCAGTGATTACAATAAAGGAGTAATTAAAAAAGATACAGTCCAAAAAATTTTAACAAAGTGCAAAAATGTTTTTGTAGATCCAAAGCAAGGATTCAGCAAATATGTTGGAGCATTTTTGGTAAAACCAAACATGAAGGAATACGAAGCATGGTTTGGCAAATTTAACATAGAAATTGCACAAGATAGATGCAAATCAAATTTATGGACTTGGTTAATTGTAACTGACGGCGCTAACGGCATTCATGTGGTAAGCAAAGATTCATACAAACACATTAAAGGTGATGCAATAGAAGTTTCAGATGTTAGTGGTGCAGGTGATTCTGTACTTGCCATTATTGCTCATTACAGTCAATACAAAGATATTCCTACTGCTTGTGAATTAGCATATAAAGGTGCTCAAAAAATTGTGCAAAAAAGAGGAGTATCTATTATTTCTAGAACAGATGTTGAAGATACAGTGGTATGGACAAATGGTGTGTTTGATATATTGCACAAAGGACATTTTGAATTATTAAAATTTGCAAAACAACAAGGAGATATTCTTGTTGTTGGAATTAATTCAGATGCCAGTGTTAAAAGATTAAAAGGTGATGATAGACCTTATAATAATGCTCTAATACGTGAACAACAATTATTACAATTACCTTGGGTAGATAAAGTTGTTGTGTTTGAAGAAGATACTCCTATAGAAGCGATAAAAAATAATGGACCAGACATTATAGTCAAAGGTGGGGATTATACTGTGGCAACAACAGTAGGAAATGAATTAGCAGATGTAAAAATTTTTCCAATAGTGAAAGGTTTTTCAACATCTAATATAGTGGACAAAGTGAATAAAAAATAATATGAACATTTGTTTAACAGGATATAAAGGATTTATAGGCAGTCATTTAGGAATGCAATTAGCCAAAGAAGGACACAAAGTAATTGGCTTTCCTTGGCAAGGTGTAAATCATTTTCCTGATCCTTCTTTATATGATTGGGTAATTCATCTAGGAGCGATATCAAGCACTACTGAAAGAAATGTTGATAAGATTTTAAAGCATAATCTAGAATACAGTATGAAACTTCTAGAAATGTGTGACACAATGGGCACAAATTTCCAATATGCCAGTTCGGCAAGTGTGTATGGTAACACTGGAAACTTCAAAGAAGACGGTGATGTGTATCCACTAAATGCTTATGCCTGGAGCAAATATATGTTTGATAGATTTGTGCAAAGTATAATGGGTGAATTCAAAGTGCTTGTTCAAGGTTTTAGATATTTTAATGTGTATGGAAACAATGAAGAAAGCAAAGGAGATCAAGCATCGCCAATTACTAAATTTGCAAACCAAGCCAAAACAGGCAAAATAAAATTATTTGAAAACAGTGACAAATATCTAAGAGATTTTGTTAGTGTAAATGATGTTTGCGAAGTGCATGGCAAAATGCTTACAAAAGATGTGTCAGGAATTTTTAATATAGGTACAGGAGCACCAATATCTTTTCAAAAAGTTGCTGATTTGGTTGCTAAAAAATACAATGCTGAAATAGAAATAATACCAATGCCTGGAAAATTACAAGGACAGTATCAGACCTACACCTCAGCAGATTTAACAGAATTAAATAAACATATACAACACAATTTTAAAACAGTTGAAGAATTTTTAAATGATCAATAAAGAAGGTAAAGTAGATAAATCTTGGGGTTACGAATTAATATTCGCTTCCAATGATCAGTATTGCGGAAAACTATTAGTATTCACAAAAAAGAATGCTAAATTTTCTATGCATTTCCACAAAACTAAAGATGAAAGTTGGTTTGTCAATTCAGGCAAATTTTTATTGAGTTGGATCGATACCAAAGATGCAACACTTTACACAAAAGAATTAAAAGAAGGCGAAAC